TGCTTTATCCGCGGCAGAAGTATTAAGAAATTATAAAGCAACAAAAGGTAGTCACAGAAATTAAAAAATAGAAAATGGCAAATTACGAATTATATACGTGTTTAAAGAAAACAACTTACGAAGCTACGATACCAAGCGTGTTACAGCCTAAGCTAGGTTGGAATAATTATACGTATACAGAGGTAGAAAGAACGGGTACGAGGATGGTAAATAAATATGATTACTTTCCATCAGAAGATAATACTGTAGCTGAGATTAAAGCTTACATGGACGACGCGGGTGTAGATTACGTTTCAGGTGATACGAAGGCTGAGTTACTAACTAAGCTCTCTGACACGCCTCATACTACTCCACAGGTCGAAGAATCATATACTTACACAGAACAAGAGGTAGACACTACAACTGCTTATACTCCAACGTGGAAAGAAGCAGCTTTCAAAGGAAAGCTAGGGGCACCAAGAACAAGTCTAGATGGCGGCTTAATTATTATTAAAGGTGAATTTAGCTTAAGAACTGGTGAGTTATCTGCAATAATAGACTTAGGCGCTGGAATGGCCTACCCAAACAATTCTGTATTAACAAAAACTGAGGCACAAGCTTTAGTAGCAGGTGAACTTTTCACCGAATAAACAACAATTAAATTAAATCATGGCAACAGGAACAAACGCAAAGATCAAAGAGCTTAAAGGCATTAAAGCTGAGAAAATTACAGACGAACAGTTAAAGAAAGTTCAAAATACAGTAAACAATATTAATAGAGCTCAGTTAGAGATAGGATCAATCGAATTGAAAAAGCATGAAATGATGCATCAAATCGCTGGACTTAGAGATGAACTTACTTTATTACAAACAGAATTTGATACGGAGTACGGTACATTCGATATTAATATTCAAGATGGAACAATAAACTACCCGGAGAATGGCGAAGCTGATAAGAAAGATTAGTATCGGAGCCAACTATAAGAATGACGCTATGCACTATGCCGTGGGGCAAGAAGTGTATGGTGGTCATACTATTTGCGATATTATAGAGGAGGAGAACAAATTTTCTGTTTATATTAAAAAAGGTAAAGATGTTTTACCGTGGAAGGATTTTAATAAAAATATGGCAGTCTCCGTAGAATATAATCTCGAGTACTAATGAAAAGCGTTTATGACTTTGTCGTAACGCCAAAAGGAGAGAGATACAATAACACCAAGAAGTTAGATGGTGGAGAGCTGATCTTAAATACCGAGATTTATAATCACGAGTATGTTAATAGAGAAGCTGTTGTGGTATCAACCCCGATTGTTGGTCACGCGGAAATAAAACCTGGAGATACGGTTTTAGTACACCATAACGTCTTTAGACGATGGCATAACGTAAAAGGAATTGAAAAGAATAGTAGAAGCTATTTTAACGAATCAACTTACTTCATAGGAAAAGATCAGATCTTTTTATATAAAAGAGATAACAAATGGATTTGTCCTAAGGGATATTGTTTCGTTGCTCCACTAAAAGCTACAGATCAATTTAACGTTGAATCTGAAAAACCTTTACAAGGCATCGTCAAATACTCTGACGGCACTGTTGAAGTAAACGATCTAGTTGGGTTTCGCCCAAGTAGTGAATACGAGTTTATCGTTGATGGCGAGAGACTATATCGAGTTTTATCTAATTTTATTACAATCAAATATGAACATCAAGGAAACGAAGAAGAATATCATCCTAGCTGGGCACAAGGCAGTGGAGGAGTTGATCAAGGTAGCGAAGGAAGCAATAGTAACTGATTCTGAAGACGATTTAACAGCTGACAAGCTAAAGAATGCGGCTGCCTCAAAAAAACTAGCTATATTTGACGCATTTGAAATACTTAGTAGGATCGAGGAGGAGGAAAACTTACTAGAAGGGAAGGTAACTGAAGACAAAAAGGATAAAACCTTTAAAGGATTCGCTGAAGGAAGATCTAAATGATCTACGAGCAAACGTTAGTAAAAACGGTTGAACCGATAAAGCTTACCACTCTATCCAGAATGAACAAGGGTAAGAAGTGGAAGTACGGTTACGACAAAGAGCACGATCTTATTGTTCTATCTCGCAACGGTCAGATCGGGGAAATCATAGAGATACAAAACTTAGTCATCGCTCTACCTAAGGTGCCTAAGGATGTGTATAAGGACCCGAAAGATAAATGGGTTAAGTTTACTCAACCGAAGGAATTGGAGCGCTTAAAGAACATCTTTGACTGGCGTGCTTACCCAGAAGATCAAAAGGATCAATGGCATGATTATATAGATGAAGAGTTTAGGAGAAGAGAAGAAGGTTTTTGGTTTACTAATGGCGGTAAGCCGGTGTGGATAACAGGTACTCAATACATGTACTTGCAATGGAGCAAGATTGATGTTGGAGCACCAGACTTTAGAGAGGCAAACAGATTGTTCTTTATATTTTGGGAAGCTTGTAAGGCGGACAAAAGGTGTTATGGTATGTGTTACCTTAAAAATAGAAGATCTGGGTTTTCTTTTATGTCTTCTGCAGAAACAGTTAACTTAGCCACTCTTGCGAGTGATAGTAGATATGGAATACTATCTAAATCAGGAGCTGATGCTAAAAAAATGTTTACCGACAAAGTTGTACCTATATCAATCAACTATCCGTTTTTCTTTAAACCTATCCAAGATGGTATGGATCGGCCTAAGTCCGAGCTTGCTTATCGTGTACCTGCTAGTAAATTTACAAGAAAAAAAATTACGGCTAATGAAAAGCTGGAAGATATACAGGGATTAGATACAACGATTGACTGGAAGAATACTGGAGACAATAGTTATGATGGTGAAAAACTAGCGTTACTAGTACATGATGAAAGTGGTAAATGGGAGAGACCCGACAATATATTAAATAACTGGAGAGTTACAAAAACTTGTTTAAGATTAGGTAGTCGGATTATCGGTAAGTGTATGATGGGATCAACCTCAAACGCCTTGGATAAAGGTGGTGAGAATTTTAAAAAACTATATAACTCCTCAGATGTTACAAAAAGAAATAGAAACGGTCAGACAAAGTCTGGTTTATACTCTCTGTTTATCCCAATGGAATGGAACTACGAAGGATTTATTGATGAGTACGGAGTTCCAGTTTTCACTACTCCTGATATCGATCGATTCGACCCAAACGGTGAATTAATAGATGTAGGTGTAATAGATAACTGGCAGAATGAAGTTGATGGTTTAAAGGATGATTCTGACGGGCTCAACGAATTTTATAGACAATTCCCGAGAACAACAGAACACGCGTTTAGAGATGAAACAAAAGGAAGTATATTTAATCTTGTTAAATTGTATGAGCAGATTGATTATAATGAGGAGATGAAAAACACTTTAGGAGTTACTCAGGGTAATTTTCAATGGGTTAATGGAGTTAAGGATTCACAAGTAATTTTTTATCCAGATAAAAAAGGTAGGTTTAAAGTTAGTTGGGTTCCGCCTAATCAGTTGCAAAACAACGTCGTTCTAAAGAATGGAATTAAACACCCGGGAAACGAACACATGGGAGCTTTTGGTTGTGATAGTTACGATATATCAGGAACAGTGGATGGAGTAGGATCAAAAGGAGCTTTACACGGGTTAACTAGATTCTCAATGGAAGATGCTCCGGCTAATAGTTTCTTTTTAGAATACTTATCTAGACCTCCGACAGCTGAGATGTTCTTTGAAGACGTTCTAATGGCTTTAGTATTTTACGGAATGCCAATATTAGCAGAGAACAACAAACCACGTCTATTGTACTATTTAAGACGAAGAGGTTATAGAGGGTTTAGCATGAACAGACCGGATAAATTATGGAATAAATTATCTGTAGCAGAAAAAGAAGTTGGTGGGATACCCAATTCAAGTGAAGATATAAAACAAGCACATGCTGCTGCGATTGAGATGTATATTCAAGATCACATAGGTGTTAAACAAGATGGAACTCACGGAGATTGTTATTTTAACGAACTCCTGAACGATTGGACAAAGTTCGATATAAACAAAAGAACAAAGCACGATGCATCTATAAGTTCTGGTTTAGCTATTATGGCTAATAACAGGCATCTATATAGACCAAATGCACTGGTTGAAAAGCCTAAGTTAAATATAAACGTTTCCAGATATACAAATACTGGAAATAATTCACAAATAATCAAGTAATAAATATGGCAGAGTCTGGCATTAAAAGTTATTTCCCAAGTCAAACGGTCAGCGATGCTGAGAAGTTAAGCTATGAGTATGGGTTAAAAGTAGGTAAAGCTATAGAGCAAGAATGGTTTAATAGCGATGGGGGTTCTAATAGGTATAGATCTAATGGAAATGATTTTCATAATTTAAGACTGTACGCTCGAGGCGAGCAGTCTATTCAAAAGTATAAGGATGAGTTATCGATCAACGGTGATTTGTCCTATCTTAATTTAGATTGGAAGCCTGTTCCAATAATATCCAAGTTTGTAGACATTGTAGTCAATGGTATTGCTGAGAGAACTTATGATGTAAAAGCTTATTCTCAGGATCCAAATGGAGTTTCAAAGAGAACAAGCTACATGGAGAACATCCTCAAGGACATGAGGTTAAAAGAGTTTAATGCTGCTGTTAAAAGAGAGTTAAACCTCGATGTTAGGAAGAGTCAGATGGAAGAGTTACCAGAAACAAGTGAGGAGTTAGAACTCCATATGCAACTAACATATAAGCAGTCTA